ATTCCTCAAACAATGAGTGAAGTTTATGAAAAACTTTCTTATAGAATTGAAGAATTAGAAAAGAAAATGATGGAAATGGTTAAAGAAGACTTAATTGATTCTACCAAACCAGCAGAAAAGGTAAAAGTACAAGACAATTCATCTATGATGTCAGCAGTTGATGGTGGCGATGATGAATCAGATGATGAAACAACTGACGAGGAAGAATTACCTAAATTAGATGGCGCTCCTGTTGAGGAAGAGGCTACTAAATTATCAACAATGAAAACAAATTATGGTAAGAAATCAGCAGATTCACAATCTACTTTCTTATCAAAACTTTATAAATAAAACAAAAAAAATCATTAACAATGAGAAAAGCAACAAAATTTTCCGGTGAACAACCGGTAATCAGTACTACCTACGCGGGTGAATTCGCTGGTAAGTACATCGCAGCAGCATTGTTATCTGCAAAGACATTGGACAACAAGAACATTACTATCATGCCAAACGTGAAGTATAAGCAAGTTATTCAAAAAATCGCTGTAGATAGCATAGTAAATGATGCGTCTTGTAACTTTGTAACTTCTGGTACTGTAGCTCTTTCTGAAAGAGTAATTGAACCAAAAGAATTACAAGTTAACTTAGAACTATGTAAGCAAAACTTCGTAGCGTCTTGGGAAGCATTACAACTTGGATACTCGGCATTTGACGAAATTCCAAAAGATTTCAATGACTTCTTGATTAGCTACGTCGGTGGACAAGTTGCACAAGCAACTGAGGTATCTATCTGGACAGGTGCAGCAGCAACTAACGGACAATTCGCAGGTTTATTACCAGCGTTATCAGCATCAGCAGCAGCTGGTGGAGCAGGTGCAGTAGTTAAATCTACAGCTTCTGGTTCTATCACTTCAGCTAACGTGTTGACAAAATTAGATACATTAGTATCTTCTATCCCTAACACTGTGTATGGTAAAGAAGATTTAGTTATCTATGTACCAACAAACGTTGTTAAGGCTTATCAACAAGCTTTAGCAGGTGGAGCACAAGGTGCAAACGGTTTCAACAACATGATGAATGTTGGTGAAAAGCCATTAAACTTCAATGGTATTGAATTAGTATGGTCACCAGGTATGACAGATTCTTACTTAGTAGCAGCTCAAAAATCTAACCTATTTTTTGGCACTGGACTTTTAAGCGATTACAATGAAGTAAGAGTATTGGATATGGCACAAATTGACGGAAGTCAGAACTTCAGAATTATTATGAGATACACAGCTGCAACTCAGTTTGGTATCGGTTCTGATATTGTTATTGCAATACCTTCTTAATAAATTGAGTAAATAATAGGGAGATTAAAGTTAAAACTATATCTCCCTTTATTCAAAAACAAAAAATTAACAAATTAAAATCAAACATTATGGCTTGTGATTTATCAGCTGGAAGACAGGAAGTTTGTAAAGAGAGTATCGGTGGTTTGTCTGGTGTGTATTTTATTAACTACACAACAGGTTCATTCACAACTGATGCATCTGGATACATCACTGCTTTCCCTACTGCTAGTGCATATTACTATCAGTTAAAAGGAACAAGTGCATATACTGAAACAGTTAATACATCTCGTGAAAACGGTACAACATTTTTCTCTCAGGAGTTAGTGTTAAACCTTAAGAAAATCACACAAGAGATGAACACTCAATTGAAGTTGATGGCTTATGGCAGACCTCAAATTGTTGTTGTAACTAATAACGGTGATTCGTTTTTAGTTGGTAAGACTTTAGGAGCAGATGTAACTGCTGGTACTATTGGTACTGGCGCTGCATTGGGTGATTTGTATGGATATTCAGTAACCTTCACTGGTACTGAACCTGTTCCTGCAAACTTCATCACTGGTTCTACATCAGCTGCAAATCCTTTTGGAACTGCAACTAACAAACCAACTATCGTATACGGTAGCTAATCAGTATTACACTTAAAATATTAAAGGTGGACTTCGGTTCACCTTTTTTTATGCTATCACTATTTTTGTATTATACATTGTTAAATTAGTAGAAAAAAACAACCTAAATACAAGCTATGTTAGCGTACTATCAATCAGGGAGTAATATATTTACGATTAGAACAGCTCCAACCGGTTCATCTAATCTTACATTATATTTGCAGAATATGATGACATTAGTGAATACATCATCATCAATTTCTCCGTATTCTTTTAATGCATATGAAAGTATGTTATCATTTACAGCTTCATTAACGGCTTCAGTAGGTACGGAATATAGAGCATATATAAATGATGGTACATCTTCTATATGGAATGGTAGTATAAATGTATTTACATCACAATCACAAGATAAAGCTAATTACGAAAACCAAATTCCTTTGGAAAATGAATATGTGAGTAGAGTATCAGAAAACGAATATATAATCTTAGAATAATATGAAAGTAGCACAGAACTTTTCAGTTGTAAATTTAACACAACAAGAAATCCCAGTAGTAATTGAGGATACAAAGACCAGACATCAGTATGTACCTGTTGGTATTATAATGCCTGATGACTATTTTCCAAATGTTACGGATGCTTATATGAACTCTACAACTCAAGCAGCTTGTATTGGTGGTATAGCAGATATGATATTTGGTAAAGGTATCTATTGTGAGAATGAAGCACAAAAGCAAGAATTTGCTAAAGCTCTACCACAAGAGGAAATTAAAAGAGTGGTATTTGATTTGAAACTTTATGGTAACGCATGTTTTCAAGTATATTGGAATGATGAACATACGCAAGTAATTAAAATGTATCACACTCCAGTTCAAAATATTAGAGCTGAGAAATTAAAAGATGTTCCTAAAGTACAGGGTTATTATTACTCAACTGATTGGAAAGACCAAAGAGCTATTAGAAATAAATTATATATTCCAGCATTTGGTACATCTAATGAAAAAATGGAATTACTTTATATTAAAGATTATTCACCAGGTCATTTCTACTATTCAGTACCGGATTGGTTTCCTGGTATTCAATTTTGTTATGTAGAGGCTGAATTATCTAACTTACATCTTAATAACATTGAGAATGGTTTCTTACCATTAGTAATGATTAATATGAATAATGGTATTCCAGCTCCTGAGGAAAGAGATACAATTGAGGATATGTTACAATCTAAATTTACAGGCACTAGAAACGCTGGTAGATTTATTCTTTCATTTAACGATGATAAAGATAGACAACCTACAATTGAAACAATTACTACTGAAAACTTGCATGAGAAATATAAGTTTGTTGCTGAATACGCTCAGGATAGAATCTTAGTTGCAAATAGAGTAACATCGCCCCTTTTAATGGGTATTAGAACCGCTGTAAATGGATTTAGTTCTAACAGTGAGGAAATGCAAACAGCTTACTCTATTCTACAAACTATGACAATAGAACCATTCCAGAATTTGATTTTAAACCAATTAGATAAAGCCCTAAGAGATGGTGGATGGGAGGATTTAGGATTATACTTTGAACAATCAATTCCATCAGCACTTTTAGCATCTCAAGCTGAAAAGACTGGACAAACAATTGAGGAGGTTAAAAAAGATATAGCAGAGGTTGGTGAGAATCCAGCAACAACGGATACTGAAGGTGAGGGTGTTGGTGGTGAAGCGCAAGACCAAACATCTCCTATATCAGTAAGCAACCCAAACTTTACAAAAGAATACGAAATTTATAAAAACTAATTAAGAGATGGCATACGCATTATTCATAAGCAGAAACGATATCATTAAACAAACCCCATTACAGGGTTCAATAGATGCTGACAGATTATTATCATTTGTTAGAACAGCACAAGATAAATACCTTTTAAATCTATTAGGTACTGTATTATTCAAATACCTACAATTACAAATTGCAGCAGGAACTGTTAGTACATTAGGAGCTTATTATCAAGATTTACTTAATGACCATATTAAACCAACTTTAATTTGGTATTCAGTAATAGAGTATCTACCATACTCAAATACACAATTTAAGAGTGAGGGAGCTGTAAGATTAAAAACTGAGAATTCTGAAACTGTTGATAAAGACCAAATAGATTATCTTTTACAAAAAGCTATGAACTCTGCTGATTTCTACGCAACTAGAATGCAGAACTATTTAATATCTTATTCAAATCAAATTCCTCAATATCTACAATCAGTAGGTAATCAAACTCAAGTATTCCCTGATATGGGTAATGCATATTTTGGTGGTATAAATTTATAATAATATGAGTGTAGTAAACAATCAGGCAACTAACTATTCGTTATACTATAATGTCTTGGATTACTTTAAGACTATTATGAGTAATCATCCATCTATAGCGCAAGTATCTACTGGTGATATATTTAAATTAGATGATATAGAATTTCCACCATATCCGTTGGGAAATATAATGATAACTAAAGCTAACTTTGATAATTCAGAAACTATATATTCTTGTCAACTTACAGTTGCAGACAAGATTAAGTTAAAGAATAACGAGTCAGAAGGGAAAGAAAATAAGCAAATTGTACCTTTCTATGGTCCTGATGATACAGTTGATATACATGCTAACACTTTATCTATTATAAACGATTTAATATCTTACACACAATATTCAGTACAATCTTTTGATATTGATTCTCAAATTAATTGTGTAGCATTTGTAGAGGATTTTCCAAATGGATTAGCAGGATGGGTAGCAACATTTGATTTAATCACTCATAATGATAGACCAAGATGTTTGTTTAATCTTTATCCATAATGGCTAATTACCCAAGTTTAAAAGATATTGCAGCTAAATACAAAGAATTAGCTAAAGCTGGAGCACCAGTTAAGACTGGTAAGATGAGAGATAGAATTGCTACCTCTTATAAGAAACTTTCGGATACAACTTACGCATTAGATTTAAATACAATTTACTACGGATTATTTTGGAATGACCCACATACAAGTAAAAGTAGAACATATAAAAGACCTCAATTCAATTTTGTGTATAGAGCACAACAGGCGCCTGAATTAACATCTATGATTGACAACTATGTAAAAGGTGAAATAGATGTGTTAGTAGGGGATAAAATGAGGACTATGTTTGAAAATAAGGGGTATTCTGGGTTAAAACAGTCTTATAGAAAAAGATAACCATCCACAACATAATCTTTTGGAATTGTTAAATTAAAAAGATTTTAGATGGCTCTAACAATAACGCAAAATCCAGCAACCGCATCATTGGCACAATCTCCAATGATTTTTACTTTATCAGAAAGTACTGATGTGGTATTAAGTTCATCTTTTCAATATTACGCTGATTTGTATTATTGGACAGGTTCTTTATCACAATCGGGTTCTTTTAAATACGAATTGGTAAAATATCCAAACTCATCAAAAGTTGGTATATTTGATGTAAGTAAGATTATAAATTCAACACTTACAGATTTAAGACAAACTAATACATCAAATGTAAAATATTACAAAATTGATGCATTTTATAGATACCTTTCAGGTTCTACATATGTAACCTCATCTCATACAGAATCAAATGTATATAGTTCTTTAGATGGATATGGTTTATTCCAAGAAGCAATTAACGGACCTATTTACGATAAATCTCCTTATTGGCCATTAATGACTGATGGACCTGCAACTCAATCATTCTTTAATGATAATACAGGTACAATTGGTGTAATGACTGGTGGAGCTGGAGCATCTACATTAATTCCTACAAAAGTAACTTATGTATCAAATTTAGGAACAGCAAATATAAATGTTAGTTCATCGGTTAGTTCATCTCAGCAAATACAACAAGTGCCTGAGTTTCCTACATCTGCTGGATTTCCTTTAAGTACTAGTGGATTGGAGTGGTATAAAATACAAGCTTTTAACGGAGCTGCCGCTTTAGGTACTCCATTATATTATGAAGTAGCTTGTCAACAAAAGTATCCTAATATAAGAATTAAATGGAAAAATAGATACGGACAATTTGATTATTTCAATTTCTATATGATTAGTAAGAAATCTTTCAAAACTGAAAAGCGTACTTATCAACCTCAAATTGGTACTTGGCAGGGCACTACATTAAGCTACAACAATTACGATTCACAAAACCTAAATTATTTAGTAGATTCTAATCAGGGATTAAGTGTTAATACATTTTGGATTCCTGAGGATTACAACGATATTTTTAAGCAATTATTGGTAAGTGATGAAATATACTATGTAACTACAGAAAGCTCTGATATGCTGACGCCTATCACCATAGATACTGATTCTGTAGAGTTTAAGACTAAAGTGGTGGATAAATTGATACAATATAAGTTTGATTTCAGATTCGGACAAGGATACAAATTAATAATATAAGTTATGGGTGTAATAAGCACACAAGGTATAAAATTCCAATTAGTAGCAAATGGTACTATATTGGACATATTTAAAGATGAGCAAATTCTTTTATCTGATAATGTAACAGGTCTATTTGATTTGGGCCTTATACCTGCTGATTTTACTAGACAAATAACTTTGCCTGGTTCTAAAAAGAATAATGCATTCTTTGAGCATGTGTATGATATTAGTGTTCAATCGCCTGATACATTTGCAACTAATATTAAAGTTCCTTGCTATATTGATTTCAATGGTATTTACTTAGCACAAGGATATCTTCAATTAAACAAAGTTGCATTATATCAAAACAAATTTATTGATTCATATGAGATAACAATCTATGGAGCAATATCATCTTTTGCTAGACAAATTAGTAGAAACTATTTAAATGATTTAACTTCATTAGCATCTTATAATCACACATCATCAATTTCAGCTATTACATCCTCTTGGAGTGGTAGTTTATTTAATGGTGATATAGTTTATCCTTTAGTTGAATACGGACAAAGAATACAATATAATCCTGAAGAAGCTAATTATGGAATAGATTCACCTTATGATGCTTTATGTGTACAAGATTTTAAACCTGCTATTAAAACAAAAGTAGTATGGGATGCAATATTTGCTGAAGCTGGATTTACATATTCATCATCTTTTATTAATGATGGTGGATTTGATGATATATATTTGGTTTGTAATAGACAATTAAGATATCCATTATATGCAGAAGTAAACCCTGAAACATATGGACAATTTAGAATAGCACCTATATCAGCAAGTGGAGCAACTGATCTTGTATTAAGTGCAACTACTGATTATAGATTACCATGGGCTAATATTATAACAAATCCTGGCGGCCAAATGGCAAGTGATTTAACATTTCGTAATACATATCCAACTGAATTAAGAGGACTTATAAATCTTAACTTTCAAATAAGTGCTTCAGGCGCTGGAAATAGTGTACCCTTATTTACATTTAAGATTAAAAACTTAGATACAGGTGTTGCAACATCAGACCAAAGATTGGGTGTGATAAACAATTATATGGACCAAATTTATCTATATAATAATCCTACAACAAGAACACAAACATTTAATATAACTCAACAATTTAATTCTGCTTTATTACCATCAGGTTCTTACGGATTTTATTTATCTTATAATTATTCAGGCTCAGCATCAAATTTTACTTTAACATTAGACCAGGGTGGACAACCTAAATCTTTTTTAGATGTATATAAAGCAACTGGAATAGGTGATGGATTGGTAATGGATATACCTTTGAATATGCCATATGGTACTAGAGGAATTAAACAAATTGATTTTCTTACATCTATTCAAAAGAAATTTAATTTGGTAATGTATCCATCTAAAAATGTAGCTAATCAATTTATAGTAGAATCTTTTAATAAATGGTATAATAAAGGTAGAAGATGGGATTTTGACAAATATGTAAACCTTGATAAAATTATTGAGGTTACACCAACTAATAACTTTGCTGTTAATGAATTAAATTTTGGTGATACATTAGACCAAGATTATGTTTCATTACAATTTAGTAAAGCTGCTAATAGAGAATTTGGTAAGAGTTACTATGTAGATACTCAAAACTTCTTTTCGCAAGGTAAGTTTGAAGTTAAAACTGCATTAGCATCAACACCATTATTACAAATAACTAATACAGGTTTATCAGGTTCAGTAGCTGGATTAAACCCTCCACCTGTAACTTCATATGCATATGAAATTGGGGATGCGGGATGGAATAGTAAATATAATGCATGTTATAACACATCTTACTATCCAACA